CATTATTAATAATGACCGCGGCCTTATTCTTTCTGCTACTGGGTCTGGTAAATCTTTTATTATATATGTTTTAGTTCGATACTATGTCGAGATTTTATCCAACTCAAAAATACTTATAGTAGTTCCTACTACAAGCCTTGTAGAACAGTTGTATTCCGACTTTGCAGAATACAAATGGTTTCCAGATGTGCATTGTCATAAGTTATATGCGGGGTCTGACAAAAATACACCTAAAGATGTTGTGATTTCTACATGGCAGTCCATTTTCAAACTGCCTAAAAGTTATTTCAAACAGTTTGGTGCAGTTTTTATAGATGAATGTCATTTAGCCAAGGCAAAGAGTTTGACTGGTATAATGACTAAGCTGTCTGACTGTAAGTTTCGTGTGGGTACTACAGGGACGCTAGACGGTATAGAAGTGCACCAATTAGTATTAGAGGGATTGTTTGCAAAATGTGAACAAGTAACAACAACATCAAAACTAATTGAAGATAATCACTTATCCAATTTACATATTCGTTGTTTAGTATTAGAACATCCTAAACATAAACGAATTCCTAGAAGTTATGATTTAGAATTAGATTTGCTTGCACTAGACGAATCTAGGAATAAATTTATTGCAAAGTTAGTAGAATATGAAGAAGGTAATACTTTAGTATTGTGCAGATACATATCCCAATTAGATAATATAATAGACCTGTTATCAAATTCTAATAAGGAGATATATAAAGTATATGGAAAAACGCCTACAGAAGATAGAGAAAAAATAAGGTATCTTGCAGAGCATGGAGAAAATGTTATCATAATAGCATCTTATGGAGTATTTTCTACTGGTATTAACATTAAACGCCTGCATAATATTGTCTTTGGATCTCCTTACAAATCACAAATAAAAGTTTTACAATCTATAGGTAGAGGCTTACGTACCGCAGAAGATAAAAAGCAACTAAACGTATTTGACATTATAGATGATTTGAGTTATAATGGTAGAGATAATTATACACTTAAACATTTTAAGGAGAGAATTAACTTGTATAATAAGGAAGAGTTTGACTACGATATTATACCTGTTAAATTACATAAATAGTATTATGGAAAATCAACAAATTACAAACCCCTTTAAAGTTATTAAAATGGATAATGGAGAAGATGTTATTTGCAAAATTATCACAGAGTATAAGGATGCTTTCATTGTTGAACGACCTATGGCCATTACTGAGAATCAACAGTACCATGAAGAATTGGGTGAAATTGTAAGTCAAACAGGTCTTGCTCGTTGGATGAATTTTACAAACGATATTCACTTTATGATATCTAAACGGAAAATTTTAACTATGGCTAATTTAGCTCCTGAAGTAAGTTTTTATTACAAGAATATTTGTGAAAAATTGACTGTGGCTGAGAAAACTCAACTCAAGACAGAAGAACAAGTTAAAGATAAAATGCAACAGCTGAAAGATTTAAAAGAATTAACGGATGAGTTAAAAGATGATTCTAATGTTATACCTTTTTCTCCTTTGGATAAATCTAAACTTCACTAACACCTATATATATAAAGGCTAGTTAGTTTTGTCAAGCACATTTTATGGAAAAAATAAAATAATTTCTATTACGGATATTATTGAAAATAAAGTTCGTAAACAAAAAGAGTTAGAGTTTTATGATGCTCAGTTGGAAGACTTAAAACGTAAAAAGTTTTGGATAGAAAAAGAAATACAAATGGCAGAATTTATTATTCAGGCTGTGAATAAAGAAATAACTCCTAAAGCATTTATACAAGCTTTGATAGAAGCAGAATTAGACAAAAAAGAGACTTGACAAAATACTTTAAATAGTATATACTGATAGATGTCTTAACAAACAAAGGCATTTAACAATGAGAAAATATATTTATTTGGCTGGACCTATTGCAGGTTGTACAGAAAATGAAGCGACAGAATGGCGAGATGAAGTGACAAGAGCTTTACCTCATGGTATTATAGGAATTTCTCCTTTACGATGTGAACCGTTGAAGGAAGGATTAACATATACCGATAAAGGTGCCACACCTAAAATGTGGTCAGACCCACGTGCCATTGCCACAAAGAACTGGTTAGATACAGAATCATGTGATTTAGTCTTAGCTTATCTCCCAAAAGAGTTAAACGATAGACGACCATCTTATGGTACAGTAATTGAAATTGGTTGGGCAATTGGTTTGAGAAAGCCTTTGATTGTTGTTTCTGATGACGAATATCTTATGGAACATCCACTAATAAAACATAATGCATCATGGAGATTAGATAATCTTGAAGATGCAACAGAAGTTATTATTGGTTTGTTTGGAGATTATGTCGGTCCCACTGTACATTGATAGGTCCTCCTTACGGAGAAATCAATGGCAACTGACAAACAAAAGAAGCCTCATTATGTAAATAATAAAGAATTTTTACAGGCGATGATTGATTGGAAAGCTTCAGTCTTAGAGGCTGAGGCTAACGATGAAGCTAGACCACAAGTAACAAATTACATAGGAGAGTGTTTTTTAAAAATTGCAAATCATCTCTCTTATCGTCCCAATTTTATTAATTATACTTATAGGGAAGAAATGATATCTGATGGTATAGAAAATTGCCTTCAGTATATTGATAATTTTGATCCTGAAAAATCAAAGAACCCTTTTTCATATTTCACACAGATAATTTATTTTGCGTTTGTTCGTAGAATAACTAGAGAAAAGAAGCAATCAAAAATAAAAGATAAACTTTTAAAAACTTCTAATATAGAGGATATGATAATTACACAAGACCATGATGATGAAAGTGTTTATCAAAAACAGTTCATGGATTTTTTACAGCAGTATAATTTTTCCGACTCGGATGATAAATGAGAATAGCATTAATAACAGACACCCATTTTGGAGGTAAGAATGATAATCTTTCCTTTGCACAATTCCAACGAAGATTCTACGAAAGAACTTTTTTTCCAATACTTGATATGGAAGGAATTACAACGGTGGTGCATTTGGGTGATGTGTTTGATCGTAGGAAGTACGCTAACTATAATTCTCTTAAACTAGCTAAAGAGATGTTCTTTGATCCTATCAAGGAACGTGATATTGATCTTCATGTCTTAATTGGTAACCATGATTGTTACTATAAGACAACTAATAAAGTAAATTCTATGTCTCTTACTTGTAAAGAATATAATATACATTTATATGAAGATACACCGGAGGTGATAAACTTTGATGGTCTTAATGTAATGATGACTCCATGGATTGCACCTGATAAGTATGCAGAGTCGTTAAGAATTATATCTAGAGCCAAAGCTGATTTTCTTATGGGTCATCTACCATTACAAGGTGCAGAGATGTTAGATGATGTTTACTGTGATGATGGTATAGAACGCAAGCACTTTAAACGATTTGAACGTGTGTTTTCTGGTCACTTTCACAAACAACAGGATGACGGTCATATAAGATATCTTGGTGCGCCGTATGAGATAACATGGAACGATTATGCAAGTAAGAAAGGCTTTCATATTCTTGATACAGAAACTAGAGAGGTAGAGTTTTTTCAAAATCCAAATCGGCTATTCAAGAAAATCTTTTATGATGACAGTCAGCATTGTGATGATATGATTAATATGGATATCACAGAATATGAAGAAAGTTATGTTAAAATATTTGTTCTCCAGAAAAATGATTTTTATACATTTGACAGATTTATAGATAGATGTTATAATGAAGGTAATTTTCTTGAATTAAAAATTATTGAAGATTTTAGTGATCTTGACCCAAATCAAATTGCCGATAATATTGTGAGTGTAGGTGAAGATACGATGACATTGTTGAATAAATATGTGGAAGAGATTGAGAGTCAAGCACTTAATAAAAATAAGTTGATACGCTTATTAAAAAATTTATATACTGAGGCGTGTGAAGTAGAATGACAGAAAGTATAGATTATTGGTTTTGGTATTGGGGTCCATATCTTATACATACTAGAATAAAAGACTCATCCTTTATAGCTGAGTTATTAGAAAAAGCTTTTGAACAGAGAAATGATACAGAACGATTTGACGAATTAGATGCAAGAGCGAATTTGGCAGGACAAATAGATGAAGAATATTGGTATGAAAATTGGAATGATTGGTTTGTACCTAAATTTACCCCATATGTAAATTTATATCTTGAAGGATTAAAAGACTATAAAGAAGATAGTTTTGAACATATCTATGAAAGAACGTCACAAACACTGGGCTCTCAGAGGAATATTCCAGTAAATCTAGAATGGGTGTTAGATTCTTTTTGGATTAATTTTCAAAAACCTAGAGAATATAATCCACCACATCACCATACAGGTGATATATCTTTTGTAATATATTTACAAGTTCCAGAGGGTTTAAAAAAGGAAAATGAAGATATGCGGGGTGTTCATAATAATGAAGGACCCGGAATGATAATGTTTGATTATGGAGAACATATGCCATTTTCTATCGGCAGAAGCCGTACAATGCCAGAAGTTGGAGATGTAATTATTTTTCCTTCTTGGGTAAGACATTATGTATCTGATTTTAAGAGTGAAGGTGAAAGGATTTCTGCAGCAGGAAATATAACATTGCGAACAGCTGAACATTAATATTCAGAATATGGATTTAAATTATAATGCCAACAATAGAGTTAGAATATAAACCTAAAGTGTCTATGTCAATATACATAGAAAATTTGTATGGATATGATAATGATTTGTTTGAAAAACAAATACGAGAATCTGGAGATGCACAGGATAAAAAAACGAATGTTAAGGCAGAAATGACAAAATGGTTATTAACTGAGTATGAAAGTTTTAGAAATTTAGGTGTAGATGTTGTTGTAAATCATTTACCATATTTAAATAGACCAGCGATAGATGGTTCTGTTTTTGATTGGGTTATTACGGCTCTATGGGGAAACATTTATCATAAGGGAGATTATACAGCTTCACATGACCATTTGCCGGGAGTATATTCATTTGTATATTATGTTAAAGCTCCAGAAGGATCAGCTCCTTTAATTTTTGAAGATTTAGGAGAAGTATGGTATCCTAAAGAAGGAGATTTAGTTCTTTTTCCTGCTCATCTCAAACATTCTGTACCTGAACATACTATAGATGAAGATAGACTTTCTATTGTAGGAAATTTAACAACAGCTCACGACATAAGAGGAAAATACGTTTATAATGCATCAGATATTATTTGAAATTCCAATTTTTCGTTATCAAGTAAATGATTGGAAGAAAAAGAAAAAAGAAGTTTACAATTGGATTAATAAGACTGAATTGATAAGGAGGTCTAATATGACTTTCTTAACAGATCGAGCTCCAGAACAAGAGAGATTTTATAAAGAAGATTTTTGTAAACTTTTTGAGTCAGAATTGACAGAGTTTTTAAAAGAAACGAGCTTAACAGAAATTTCAGTTTTAGATGTATGGACTGTAGAGTATCATTATGGAGATTATCAAGTACCGCATACGCATAGGTCTGTAGGGATTAGTGGTATACTATATGTTAATTTTAATCCTAAAGAACATTCTGGTACACAAGCAATGCAACCATGGAATGATCCTATAACAGATCAGGCAGTTTTTATGGACTTTATGCCAGAAGAAGGTACGATGATACTTTTCCCGAGTTTTTTAATACATTTTATAAATCCAAATTTTAGTAGAAATAGAAGAACGATTATGGCGTTTGATTTAGAGGTGAAAGAATGAAAAGAGATTTAATATTTCCTACAGAGGTATGGCATGAAGATGCTACATGGATGTCACAAATTTATGATACTCCATATTTACTAGATAGATTTCAAGAAGCTGATGATGATATGATTTATGATTTTGAAATCGACGAAAATGATATTCCTAGAGATAAGGACGGAAATTTAGATTGGGCACCATTTCCAAGTGAACATTTTGATGAAGTGATTAGATATATTCATAATAGATTTGAATATATTTGTGAGGCAAGTGATTATAAAGAAGCGACAGGACTATGGCCTAGGACAGTAAAATGGAAAATAGGTCGAGACAACGCTATACAAACCCATGAAGGAACTGATTGGTGCAGTATGCTTTTCTTAAAAGTTCCTGAGAAAAAAGATTGTCCAGGGTATTCTACTTATGGTAATCGTATGATCTTTAGAGATCCAAGACATAGATCAATAATGGCACAAGAGAGATTTATAAACACACCCTCACCAAGTCAAAGAACAAAATGGGAATTAGAAATAAAAGAAAATATGCTAGTTATATTTCCTGGGTATCTAGAGTATTATATGGAAGGTGATGGTGCTTTAAGTATAACAATAGATTGGAAAGTATTTAATCATCATTATAACAATAGACGACCTAATTCATTTACTTTATATTGGGATGCAGAATATAATACAAAGGATGGGGCGAAGCCTGAGTATAAATTTTTTGCGGGTTTAGGACAACATCTTAAAAAAGATTTGTATGCAGAAACAACTCCACCAGAAGATGATATATGAACATACTGAGTGGTTTATATGATAGTATTTAAATCTGTAATATGGCAAAACTTTTTGTCAACAGGAAATACTCCTATAGAAATAACTTTAGATAAATCTCCTTCTACACTTATAATAGGTGACAATGGAAGTGGTAAGTCTACAGTATTAGATGCATTGACGTTTGGTTTATTTGGTAAACCTTTTAGGCGTATTAAGAAAGATCAGTTGGTGAATACTGTCAATGGTCGTGATTGTTTGGTGGATGTACATTTTAATATCGGTCGCAAGAAATTTTTAATACGCCGAGGTATTAAACCTAATAAATTTGAAATTTATATAGATGATAAGTTATTAAATCAAGATGCTTCAGCCAGAGATTATCAAAAACATTTAGAAAACAATATACTTAAATTGAATCATAGATCATTTACTCAGGTAGTTATACTTGGGTCATCGTCTTTTATTCCTTTTATGCAATTAACAGCTGCTGCTCGTAGAGAAGTGGTAGAAGAAATTTTAGATATCAAAGTTTTTTCATTGATGAATGTTTTACTCAAATATAGAATTAAAGAAAATAAGGAAAAGTCTAAAGATATTTCTTATGAGAATGAATTATTAGAACATAAAATTAATTTACAGAATGATAAGATTGCAGAAGCAAAAAAAGCCTCTAATATATCTCTTAAATCTTTAGAGAAGAAGGTAAAGAAAAACCAAGACGATATGATACTGTTGGAGAAGGAAATATATTATTTAAAGGAATTAATAACAGAGTGGGAAACAGATGTGTTACCTAAACAAAAGAAATTGGAAGGTGATAGGTCTGAACTGAATAACATCAAATATAAGATGGATCTTAAATCGAACACGGCTAAAAATGATATAAAATTTTTTCAGGAAAATAATACTTGTCCAACCTGTAAACAACATATAGATGAGGAGTTTAAGAGTAAGGCTATAGAAGAGCGTACTGATAAAATGATTACTACTGCCTGTTCTTTGGTACGTTTAGATGAACAGTTGAAAGAGATGGATGCTAGAATAAAATTGTATGAAACGGCAGCTAATGATAACAGAGAACATGAAGTTGATACCGCAAAGAAAACAGCATCTATAGAATCTATTATGGATTTCAATCAACAGATAGTGAGACAGATAAATGATATAAAGAAGGCCGGAACTTTTCTTGAAGAAGATAAGACACGGTTACAGGAGTTCCGTGAAGATACAAAACGGATTAAGAAAGAGAAAGAAAAGATCCAAGATCAAGCCAACTACCTCATGATTGCGAAGCAGTTGCTTCAGGACTCCGGTATTAAAACGAAGATCATTAAAAAATATTTGCCGATAATGAATAAGTTGGTAAACAGTTATTTGAATCAGTTAGAGTTTCAAGTTAAGTTTGAATTAGACGATCAGTTTAATGAAAAGATAAAGTCACGTTACAGAGATGAGTTTGCTTATGCGAACTTTAGTGAAGGTGAGAAGATGAGAATAGACTTGGCCTTACTCTTTACATGGAGACAGATAGCTAAGATGAAAAACAGTACCAATACCAATCTATTGATATTGGATGAGATATTCGATAGCAGTTTAGATGTGAATGGTACAGATGAGTTCTTAAAGATACTGAATACTTTAAGCAACGAGAATGTATTTTTAATCAGTCATAAGTCAGATTTGAATGTAGATAAGTTTGACAGTCTGATTAGATTTGAAAAGATACAAAATTTTACAAGGATGACAACATGAAATTAGTAAGTGAATATGATCCAATATTATCGGTTAAATGTGATAGATTTGATTTTGATAATCCTATTATAAAACCAAAAGAGTTGGTTGATGGATTGCAGAAAATAAGAAAAGAAGGTAGGGGTGTGGGATTGGCTGCTCCACAAGTAGGTATTAATACTCAAGTATTAGTTATGGGTATTGGTGGAATGTCAGAAGAAGATGCTGGAGATTTTAACCAAGCGTTTTTTAATCCTGAAATCACAGAAGTTTCAGATGAAGTTAGTTTAATGATTGAAGGTTGTTTAAGTTATCCAGGATTGTTTATTAAGGTTAAACGACCACAGTATATCGTACTGACATGGGATAATGAAAAGGGCAAAAGGTGTTATGAAAAATTTGCTGGAATGACATCTAGAATTTTACAGCATGAAATAGATCATCTTAATGGTATAACTTTTCTAAAACGAGCTGATAGATATCATCTAGAACAAGCTAAAAGAGAATTGAAAAAATTAAAGAGAGCTAGAAAAAGGAATGAAACTACAAGTTATTGAAAATTATCTAGATAAGAACTTACATGAAAAAATACAAGGTTTGTGTTTATCAAACCATTTTGATTGGTATTACATTACTCCTACATCAACATATTTTAATGAAAAGGGTCAAGATACAGGTATTCCTAAAGATGATAATTTCATGTTTGTGCATTGTTTTCTTCAAGAATTTGGGGGTGAACCAGGATCGACAGAGGTACCAGAGGTTTCTCAAACTGTAATGTCTCCATATATGGAGGAATATATGAAACCTGTATTGTTTAAAATGCAACAAACTTTTGCCTTTCCCAACCCTATAGGGGTGTTAAGAATTAAGGCTAATATGTATACAAGGACAGGAAAGTCTGAGGCTATAGGAACACATACCGACTATCCAGAGTTGACAAGGCCAGAAACTTATGTTACAATAGTATATCATGTTAATGAAAATAATGGTACTACTGTTGTAGGTGATAGAGTAATAAAATCAAAAGCGAATCAATTAGTAGCATTTGATGGAACGTGTGAACATTATGGAACTACACAAACCGATGAGAAAGTTAGAATAATAATAAATTTTAATATTAAAAGAACCTAATATGTTACCAAAAGTTGAACCAAATTTTACAATGATGTCTAATGCAGATTTAGTAGGCTTAATAGCTTATTGTGAAAAATGCTCACTTAAAGATGTATATAATACTGCATATGCACAAGTATTTTCAAAAAAACAAGTAGAGGAAATAAAAAAACCGTTTACGGAATGGATATCTGTAGGCAAACAGAAATTACCCCCAATAGTCCGTGAAGAATTGCTCCGAGCAGCGAGAATAAATTTTGAATGTGGTAATATGAATAAATTGAAACTCTATGCCCAGCTTAGAGAATTAATAAAAAATAAGGGCTTTTGGATTTTTATTCTAATTATAATCTGGTTTTGGTTATAAATAGAAGTAGAAGTGCCTTCGGGACTTCTGTAGTAGTGTAAACCTTGCTAAATAGGAGGAAATTAAAATGGTTACAAGCACAGCACTAGCAAACGTATTCGATCAGTTTGATCGAAATTTATTCACCCCTTATGCAGTAGGATTTGACCGGGTCTTTGACCGGTTACAAGACTATGCATCACATCAAATGCAATCAACTGGGTTCCCACCTTACAATATTCGTAAGGAAGGAGACTCCAATTTTATCATTGAAATCGCCCTTGCAGGTCTTAGCAAGGATGATCTTGAAGTTGAAATTGCAAATGGCGTCCTGACAGTTCGTACAAAAGAAAAGAAGGATGAAGATGGTGGTGAACTTTTGCATCGAGGTATCTCATTTCGTCAGTTTACTCGTAAGTGGACGATGGCTGATGACATCGTAGTAAACGATGCCAAGATGGAAAAAGGTATGCTCAAGATTACTCTAGAGCGTATTATTCCCGAGGAGAAAAAGCCTCGATTACTGAAGATTAAATAATTATTGATCTTCGCTGTGGGGCGGTGCAATGCCGCCCCATTTATTATTGACAAATGCTGAAAAAGGTGTTATCATTATGAATATGAAAGTGACAAAAATTCCAGAAAATTTTTATAAATTTAGTGAAAACAAATCATTAAAAGAATTGAGAACGTATATTGATAGCACCTATCAGTTACATTATTCAAAAAATAGATTTCAAGCCATGGAGTTCATTGAAGAATGTGGTCATGGTTCGGGATTTTGTATGGGCAACATTTTAAAGTATGCTCAACGATATGGCCGTAAAGGTGGCAAGAATAAAGATGACCTTATGAAGATTTTACATTATGGTATTATGATGCTCCACATACATGAGCAGGAGAGTGAAGATGAAATTAAGTAATGAAACGATTGATGTATTGAAAAATTTTTCAAGCATTAATCAAAATATTTTAATTAAAGAAGGTAACAAGGTTAGAACCATGTCTACCATGAAAAATATTTTAGGTGAAGCAGATATTGCAGAGTCTTTTCCAAAAGGATTTGGCATTTACGATTTAAATGAATTTCTTGGAGTTTTGACTTTAGCAAAAGATCCAGAATTAGAGTTTAGTAACGAAAATTATTTAACAATTAGGGGCGGATTATCTAAAATTTCATATTTCTTTTCCGATCCATCTATATTGGTGACTCCACCAGAAACTTTTAATGCACCAGAAACAGATGTTTCATTTCAAGTGACAAAAGAAGCTATGGCGAATGTTACAAAGGCATCAGCTGTAATGCAATTGCCTGATTTAGTTTTTACAGGAACATCTGAAGGTGTTACTATGGCAGTAACAGATTTGAAAAATACAACATCAAATCAATTTGAAGAATCATGGGAACATGAAGGTGATAAAGTATTTCAGTTCAATTATAAGATTGAAAATCTTAAAATGATTCCTGGAAATTATAATGTTGATGTTTCTACAACAGCTTTAGTTTCTCATTGGAATAATCAAGATAAACCTATTGATTATTGGATAGCTTTGGAACAACCAAATGAGTAATAGTATGGAAATCCTTCACCACTTCTCTTGTAATAAATGTAGTGGTTGGTGGAGTATTGCAACAGAATTTACTGGACAGTATTCTAAAGTTATAGATAAACAAAATTGGTATTGTCCATGGTGTGGAGAACAAAATGAGAGAAACATTCCTGTGGGTGGAGAAGTATCGACCGAAAACGATAGCTGATTGTATTCTTCCCGAGTCAATTAAAAATACTTTTTTAGAATTTGTTGGTCAGAAGGAGATTCCTAATCTCCTTTTGTCTGGTGGTTCTGGTGTAGGTAAAACTACAGTTGCTCGTGCCTTATGTGAAGAATTACATTGTGATTATATAATAATTAATGGATCAGAAGAATCTGGTATTGATGTATTAAGAAATAAAATTAAAACATTTGCATCGACTGTATCGTTGCAAGGTGGTAGTAAAGTAGTTATTCTTGATGAAGCAGACTATCTTAATCCACAATCTACACAACCGGCATTACGAGGATTCATTGAAGAATTCCATCGTAACTGTCGGTTTATTTTTACTTGCAATTATAAGAATAGAATTATCGAACCGTTACATTCTCGATGTTCAGTTGTAGAATTTAAGATAAATGGTAATAAGGCTATTTTAGCTTCTCAATTTATGTCTAGAGTGGAAGATATCCTTAAATCTGAAAATATAGGTTTTGAAGATGCTGTAATTGCCGAATTAATTATGAAACATTTTCCGGATTGGCGGAGAGTGTTGAATGAATTGCAGAGATACAGTGTTGGTGGTACAATTGATTCTGGTATTCTCGTAAACATTGCTGAAGTCAATTTGAAAGAGTTGATGAAACATTTAAAGAATAAAGAATTCAGCAAAGTTCGTAAATGGGTAGTAGACAATATAGATAATGATCCTGTGAAAGTGTTTAGAAAGATATATGAAAAATTGTATGAGTATATGGAGCCTTCTAGTATTCCTGCAGCAGTATTAGTGTTGGGTAAGTACCAATATTATTCTGCATTTGTAGCAGATCCAGAAGTTAATCTATTAGCTTGTTTAACAGAGATAATGACACAATGCCAATTCAAGTAACAGATCAATTAATTGATAGTGTATATGATGAGTTAAAGTCTAAAGGCTTTCCACATTATCCCACAGATTATAATTGGCGTAAGAAAGAGTTTGGGAAACTACTTCGATTTGATAGGTCTACTTTGTTTAAACCTAAACATAAAAGAGTAGGAGCTTCTACACACGGTCTTGCTCTTGCATGGAGTTATATGCCTCATCATTGGGGTATCGAATGTGGTACAATGAAAACTCCTATGGAGATTTGGAATGATGAAGAACACTTTAAGAAAGGTATTAGAAAACTTTTAGAAGGTACGTTTTGGGATCAGAAAGATTATCATAATATAACAGATTCAGATTTACGATCATTACTCCGTAGATATTCTGGCACACAAGCAGTATCTAATTTTAGACCTACTGCTGCTGCATTAATTTATGATAAGTTTTTAGAGAAGGCTTCACCTTTATTCAATACAGATGCTGGCACAACTTGGGATATGAGTTGTGGTTATGGTGGTCGTTTATTAGGCTCTATTGCTGCTGGTGTGAATTATATCGGTACTGACCCTTGTACGGAAACCTTTGAAGGATTGAAACAGATAAAGGATGCTTGGGGAGATAAGAACCGCACAATAGAATTACATAAATGTGGTAGTGAGGAGTTTAGACCAGATAAGAACAGTGTAGATTTGTGTTTTACTTCTCCACCTTATTTTGATTGGGAAAAATATTCAGAAGAAGATACACAATCATATAAAAAATATCCTGATCCTCAAGCTTGGGTAGAAGGATTTTTAAGAATGACTATAGAAAATTGTTACTATGGATTAAAACCTGGTGGTATTTTGGCAATGAATGTAGCAGATACAAAGCGAATAAAAAACTTTGAATCTGAAACAGTACGGTTAGGTAAAGAAACACAATTCAAACATATTGATACATGGAAACTTCAGTTGTCCTCACAAACAGGTGCACCTAAATACGAACCGATTTTTATATTTGAGAAATAATTATGTCACTAGCTGTTAATGAATGGTATATTTTTGAAAGCGCCTTAGACACTAAAACTTGTA